CTCAAGTGCCACTTGCGCTGCTCTATCTCCATATTCACGCACTAAAGCAGGGTATAGCTCGCGCAAGTTTTTCTTTATGTCGCGCACACTCATATCACTTGTAAACGAGTTAAAAATGCTTGTAAGCGTTGCTTGGGCCATAACAACATTATGGTCGAGCGCAGATGAGTATTCATTAAAATGCTCTCTATTTGCCATCTTTTACGTCTCCATTTGGCATAAGTGGACTAGAGTCAACGCTGCTTGCAATACGATTAAGCGCGTCAATTGCTCGTAATTGGCGCTTTTCACTAAAAATACGGTCGATAGTAGCCTGCGCAAACCCGATATTTTCGTAGTAAACGCGCGTACCAACAATGCTTTTATCTTGAGAACCAATCTTGCACCATGCATCGGCGCGCGCGGAAATAGTAGGCATAGACGGGTCTTTGAAGTACGCTTGAACAGCCTTTTGTTCGGGTGTGAGCTTATCGAGCGTTGTGTTGTCCTGTATTGCCATCATCATGCGCGCCACATTTTCAAGCACGCAAGCATTAGCAAGGTTAGAGTCTTGAACGTCTAGTATCAAAGGATCGTTAGCCGCGCCGAGTGCATCAGAGGACGTGTAATTGTTCCCCAGAACACCAAGCTGAGAAAGCGGAACGCATGCGCAACCACTAAAGCGTTGAGCGTCGTTTTCAAAAACGCGTGTAAAGTTTTCTGCTTGTGCTGGTGAGAACTGCCCAACTTGAGGTACATCACCATCATCATCTTTTGTAATGGACAAATACGCGCCAATGTATGCTTGTATTTTCTTTGCAGGGGAAGCAGTGTATATATCGTCTCCATCTTCGTCTTTTTGGCCTGTTTTAACGCCAAAGAGGTCTTGCGAAGCGCCCAGAACATACCTTTGCGGAAACGTAAAGAACTCTGCTCCTACTTCCATACGTTCAACATCGCGCATTGCCTTATCAACAATCCCTAAAAGTTCAGGAGATAACAAAGAATGTCCAAGCGGTCGGTCTACGTCTGCATCGTGGACGAACACATCCATCATAGGAATACCTAAAGGATTGGGCTCTACCGATACATCCCAAATATCTTTATGTTCTAGTGTGTGACGCTCAATAACTAACACTGCATCGGGGAAGTGGGCTACATAGCGAGAGGCTTTGCCTTTTATATCGGTATCAGCTAACACAATACCTGCGCCAACTCTGTTTTCGTCTTTATCCCAAATACAACAGAACTGATTAGCCGAGTACACGCGAACACGTACTGGGTCATCTGCGCTCATGCCTGCCATAACCGTAATAGCTGAAACACCGTGAACCAAACTCATGGTATAAGCTTGTTTGTAGAGCGTCTTAAGATTATTTTTTGATACAAGGACATCTAAGGCGTCGTCTTTAGTACCTGAAAAAACAAACCCATCGAAGATAGAGCGAACAGCTCTAACCTTTACGGCTTTATGACACCAACCAACACAGCAATTAAGCGTTCTAAATTGCTCTGGTATTGCAACGTTTAGTTCTTTTACCGCCCGGTGGAGGTTGTAATACTCGCTTAGGATATGGTTTCGCTGTCTTACTGCTTGCCAACGCGAAAAAAGCTCCTGAATGCCACTTTGGTACGTATCAGGAATAATTTTTAAGTCTGGAATCGGTAAGTTTGTTGATTGGATATAACTCATAATAAGACCTGCTTTCGCTTAGGATTTCTTTTCGTTGTTTTCACTACAAACACAGCCATTGCGGCCGCTTCAATAGCAATGGAAGAAGCAGCGTCTGTTGAGCCAAAACTCCAACCACCGTTTTGCCCTATGATCCTTTTAGTGCACCCTAGAGCACTTGCAGCAAGCGTTTTTTGGTGAGTATGTTTAATCGTTGTGTCTTTTAGACCAGAAATAAGCGTTACTGCAGCACCTATAACATCGCGTGCGTTTGGTCTCATTACATACCCTCGTTTAACACCTGCGTCTACCAAGTCATTTACAAGCGCCTCTGCGCCTGCTTGCCCGTCGATAGAAACACATGCAACACTTCTTTGTCTATCTGCTAACTTTTGCGCAAGCTCGCGCGTGCCTTGAGCTGTTGAGTCTACTGCAATTAGCTCAAAGGCAATTTCATGGTGCTTATTCATCTTTGCGCCTGCAAGTGCGTATTGAGAACCGTCCACGCTGAATTTAACGGCCAGTGCCGTCTTGTATCGGTATTTGTCACCTATACTCTCAATGGTCGTGGCTTCCCATAGCTGTTTTGGTATTGCTGCATTGTTTGCAGATACATCTTCCCAATAACCAAGAGCCTCTCTACAAAAACCTTTAAGGGATGAGCTTGTAAAAGCCTCTCGGCCAAACTCAAAAGATAGACGCTTCCCAAGCGCTGGATTAGTAAGATAGAGTTCTTCAGTGAGCTCATCGTAGCTCACATCTTTTTTAGGTAGTGTCTCTATGCTCCACTCATGCCAAGAAGAATGAGGCGTTGGATGCTCTAAAATACGCTTTCTCATACGAGGAAATACTTCTGCGTATACCTTTTCAGGGTCAGGAGGCGTTCCTGTGTAAATCATTGCGCGGTCTGTTTCAGAGGCTCCAAGAGTAAACAAAAGCGCTTCTACTTGCTCATCTAGTAGCTCTTGTGCCTCGTCGAACACCACAAGGGAAATCTTATCAAAACCACGAGCAGCACTACGCGAGCGCGCGGAGTACTCAATTGATGCGCCGTTTGTAAGAAATATTCCTTCCTCACCGTTAGTTGAGCGTACCGTTTCTACAAATGCACAGATTTCGGGGTGGTCGGTGTTAGTAAACGCTTGTTTTAAGCGCTTAAATGCACGCTTACATGTTTTTACCTGGTGCGCGGTATGTAAGATATGCGTATTTGGGTCGGTTAAGAGAAGATAGAACTCAAGAGCCTCAATGCATCCGTTTTTACCGTTTTGGCGCGGTACAGATAGCCCTGCCGTAATGGTTGCAAGGTGACCATCTTTATCACGGCCAAGCCAATCTTTTAATATGTTCTCTTGCCAGTCATCAGGAGTAAACCAGTATTCGCTGCACAGTTTGGCCGCGTCTTTTCCATCTTGGGTGTCTACAATACTTGGAGGAGTCACTCTAATACGCGGAATCTGGGAGCCAATGCGTTTTTTAGATTGAGGCATGCTTTCTCTCTTGTCTTCGAGTTTGTACAAGCCTTAGAACAGAACTTGTCTTACCTTGAGCGGGAGTGGCGGCTACATCTCTTCCGTCTGCAATGCCCAGCTGCTTATTAAGCGCGCGTATTTCAGCACTTGCTTGCTTCATTACACCAATTTGCGGCAAGGGTTTGTAATCACCCATCTTGTTTGAGTAAGCAACCGAGCCCTCTGCTTCACTGATATCGGTAATACAGCGCTCAAGCACGGCATACCACTGAACAAGCATGGTAAGCGTTGGGATGTCTACGGTCGTAAACGCGCGGCCTTTGACAAGCTCATCCCATTTCTTTGCTTTCCATTCGTCTGCCTTTATGCTTTCAGGCTTTTTAAGTCCTGTTGATTTTTTACTTGCCATGGTGTTTTCCTAATAAAAAAGCCACCTATAAGGCGGCTTCTCTGTGGTTAGCTTTGAAAATAAGATCAGATAAGTTTTTGTGTGCTTCGTATCGTACACGTTACTTTAAGGCGCGGGAATACTTTGTCACAATGAGGGCAACGCGCAACTTTGCCATACATAGCGATATACGATATATCACCTGTACGCTCATAACATCTATTGCATATAGGGTGTTTTGCGTCTATCCCGCTTTTAGGATCAATGTACCAAGCACCGTTCCTAAAAATGAGCGCTTGTTTACGCGCATAAAGCTCTTTGTATTCGTCTCGCTCTTTTTTCACGTCGGTTAATTCGTCTTGCAATTTTTCAACCTCACGATAAAACTCAATTGCTTTGAGTTCAACATCAAGGCTTCCTGCTAGCTTTATCGCTTGCATAAGACTATTAAACAGCTTTGGTATCTCCATGCTTTTCTCTCATCAACCGTAAATCTTCTTGAGTAATCTTTTCTTTAAGATTATCAATCTCTTTGTGCGTATTTGCAAGCTCAACCAACGCGCTTGCGGTCTGCGCTACCAACTTTAAGAAATGCACGTCATTACTATCGCGTAAGTACCATAGGATTTTGATATCTTGGCTGGTCATTATGTTCTCCTGTAATAAAAAACCGCTCCAAAGAGCGGCTAATGTAACGGGCGCCCGGATTTGCACCGGAGTCTCCTCCAACAAGGCGTAATCCTCCTATACGACAACCCATTACGATATGTAATTTTGCCATTGTTCAAGGACTCTGTCAACCATTTGTTGTTCTTTATCGGTGAGGTGCGATGCACCTGCTTTTGACCCATTCTCATTATGCCAATATCCATAATGAACATGTGGCTGCATTTTTTCACCAGTTGCCTTGTTTGTATGGGCGTGTTGTAGGTCAATTTGTTTACTTCTTTTGCCTTCATTGTCAAAGTAAACTATGGACTGTATTTCATTAGTTTTCCCGATAACAGCGTACACTCTTCCTGGGGTCATGGTTTCCATTAGCGTTTCAGAATCAGGGTTATTCTTTTGCACAAACTTAATGTTCCCATACGTTAATAGCGTATGGTATTGCGTTCCGTAGGCGTTACCATAAACGCTACTTCCGCTGCTCGCTCCTCTACCGCCCATGCTTTAGCCTTTCTGTTACGCCGTTTTTGTATTCAACAACTTTTATCTGTCCAAAATCAAAATCAATGCGACCACCGTACAGCAATATGCAGCGCGGCTGTAGTCTTTTGATTGCTTCTTCCATGCCACTTTTCCAAATGCTTAACTGCTCTTGTGTGCTTTTAACGCCTACACTTGAGACGGCAACTACTGAGTGGTGTGGGATACCTTCAAAGCAAAAAGAGAACGTGTCAGGCGTTGCCCATGAAAGCGTTGGGATGACTCGTAAGCCTTTTTGCTGCAAGAATTGACCAACAACTTGACTGCGATAGTGATTCCATGCTTGCATCGGTAGTGGCATATCCAGATAGAGCGAAAAATCAGGCGTAAGCACGCATTTAAAGCCTTTGAGAGTGTCTGCGTACTTATCAGGAGCCGACCATATGCGTTCAAACTGGTAATCATCGATAAAGAAGTGGCAGCCTTTGTTTTTCTTTTCCTCTGCAGGTAGTGTTTTTGCATAGTTAAAGCCAATAAGCTCATCAGGAACGCTAAAGCAGCGTTTAAGCTCTGGATAGCCTTGTTTGTTGCACGTTTGGCGGTTACTAATCTCTAGATTGTAAACATGGTCTGTTCGCAAGCGTTCAGCGCCATACGTTGCAGACTTGGGCACGGGTACGCACTTAAACTTAGACATATCAAGTGTTTTAATACCTTTAAGCTCGCTTTTGAGTAAAGCGATGTTCCAAGTTGCAACCTCAGCTGTTTTGTTGTCTGCAATTCTAAAGGCTTTAATCTGTTCTTCGGTGAGATCGTCGCAATATGCAATGTTTTCGTCGGGGATTTCAGTCCATCCAAGCGACTTACACGCAAGAACACGGGTATGCCCTGTTACGATAACGGGGTTGTCTTTACTTTCTAGTATGATTTGACCGCGGAGGCCAAACTCTTTAATGGATTCGGCAACCACGGGCACTGCACGAGCATTGTGGCGCGCGTTTTTGGCGTATGGAATGAGGCGCTCAATATTCATACACAAAGCCCTTCTCAAGAAAAAATATCTCGGGGGTATTAGCCCCGTGCTAGGAGGGTGGCCAGCGCAAACCGCATAAAAAGACCCCCCCCTACCTGCATAAACGCAAGTTTTTACAGGTAAAAAGCATAGTTACCAATCAGTTGAAACAGTTTCAAAAATTGAATGAGTTTTACTATTTCTTTTTTCGATTAACTTTGCACAATTGACGAAGTCATAAGGAGTTGAACACGAATAATGATAAACGTTATAGACCATGCTATATATAACGCTTACATATTGAGGCGGTTTTGTACTTCTCCACGAGTTACATACCCAATGCGCAGCCCGTACATTACTACGAGTGTATGGACTTCCACCCATTGAAACAGGGACTAGCTCATCTGCTACCATAGCCAACTTGTTAGGTGCCCCTAGGCTATAGTCAATAGGTAGCTTACATATCCAGCAAGGTTCCTGGCTCATCTGCAAATAAGCTCTGATTTTGCGGCGTGCGTTACCGTTTTGTTTTCTAGGGTTAGCGTGTGAGGCGTGATCATGCATGTGTGCCGCTTTCAGGTATATCTATACGGTTATAAATAGAACCTATGCCCTATGAATAGACATAGTGTTTAGGTGCTTGTACATTAAAGCCCCTTGTATATTAAAAAACGCACGAGAGTTTGATAACCCCCGTACGTTTTGCCACTTTATACATTAGCATATAAAGC